CTGGTGACTGGAGTTCAGACGTGTGCTCTTCCGATCTGGCGCCCGGGTGAATATCGCGGATTATGTTCAGATGGCGCTCCGCACCGCTGCGACGCGCTCCTATCTTCAGGGAGAAGCCAAGCGCCGGGCACAGCTGGGTATTGATACGGTCCTTGTCAGTCAGTATGGAGCTTGCTCTAAAACCTGCCTGCCCTGGCAGGGGCGCGTCTATATCGATGATGTGTGGGGAGAATTCCACGGAGAAGTTTCCGGCGATCGGGGAAAGAGTATAAACGGGAAATGGTATCCGTTGCTGTCGGTGGCGGTGAAAGCCGGGTTGTTCCATCCGAACTGCCGGCACACCGTAACAACCTGGTACGAGGGAATCAGCAAACTTCCGAATCCCATGGATACCGCGAAGATTACGGAAAATTCCGAACTGGAGCGAAAGCAGCGAGATCTGGAACAAAGAATCCGTACATATAAGCGTATGGCTACGGGCCTTCAGCAACCCGAGCTGGTGAAAGAATACAAGCACAAGGCAGCAGTTGCTCAGAGCGAGCTAAAGCGGTTTATCTTCGACCACTACGATGTGCTGAGGCGCGATTACTGGCGGGAAAAGACCTACGATATCCCTATTGATAAATCCATTAAAGATGCTATACTGAAGAAAAGTATTCGCGGAGAAAAAATAAACTTCCCGCCGAGGCCGATTAATCCGGATTTGCTATCTTTCGGAGATGAGCATATCAATTCGGAACGTCATCATGGGGTTTCTGAGGAAGAGGCTAAGAATTACATTCGGAACGCACGTATTTCTGTTACTGGATGGAAGGGGCAGTTTGAGCGATACTTTTCTGATACTGGAGCGGCGTATGTGGATCTGGGTAAGAAACACATAAGAACAGCCTTCAATTCAGAAGAATTCAAAGATGATGTTCGTCACATTTTGGAGGTGGCAAAAGAACTTGGAAGAAAATAAAAAGCTGCTGGTGGGTACCGACCTAAGTGAAGTCGTTTGTCCGCTCATGAATGGAACCATTGATTATGGAGTCTGCTTTGACATTCATATGGTAGTTGCGGGAGAGGCACCACTTTGGACAGCACCCTCAAAGGCTACCGGCGTACCGGATTTCAAAAATATCTGTTTAAAGTGCAAGTATCACCGATTCGATTAAATACCGTCCTGCCGATCCGGCATGGCGGTATTTTTATACCCATTTTCAGGAGGTGATCCAGTATCTCGCACCGAAGCCTTGCGTTACAGGCTTTATTTTTTTTGTCCATAAACGTGCTGGTGACGCGATAAACTGCACGGAGCCGACGGGCTGAAAGCGGAAATATGGCCGACGGGCTTAAAACGGGAGGTATTGTCATGAGTAAAAAACTGTTGGGATCCACGTGTTTTATTGGATGCGGCGTTCCTCTGATTGCCCTGCGCTTTGCTGACGGTGGAGCCGGAGATGATGACAAGGGCGATGGCAAAGGAGGTTCCGGGGCTGAAGGAGAAAAGAACGGCGGCGATAAGGGGAAAGGCGACGACAAAGGCGGCGAAGAGGAAAAGAAGTTCAGCCAGGCCGACATTGACGACGCCATCGAAAAGCGCCTCGCCCGGGAGCGCAAAAAATGGGAGCGTGAGCATCCCGAAGGCACCAAAAAGACGGAAGGCGAAAAAAAGGATCCCGAAGACAAACAGCCGGCGGATGATGGCAGTGCCGCGAAAATTGCGGCTGCCAACCAGAAACTGGTCCAGGCCGAGGCGAAAGCGGTGGCTCTGACGCTGGGCGTCAAGGTGGAACGTGTTGCCTATGCCGTGCGCATGGCGGATCTCGGCAAAATCGATGTTGACGATGAGCTCGGCGTTGACAGCGAGGCCGTTAAAAAGGCGATGGAACAGGTCCTGAAGGATATCCCCGAACTCAAAACCACGGAAGACCAGAAGAAAGGCTCCGGATTCAAAATCGGCGCCGACGGCGATCAGTCCGGGCAGGACAAGAAAACCAGCCTGAAGGACGCGGTCGCCGCACACTACAAAAAATAGGAGGAAAACATTTATGGCAGTTACCCTTGAAGAAGCAAAAGTTAACGTCCAGGATGCTCTGCAGCTCGGCGTAATCGACGAGTTTCAGAAATCTTCCTGGCTTCTCGACAATCTGACCTTTGACGATGCCGTCAGTCCGACAGGCGGCGGCGCCACTCTGACTTATGGCTATACCCGTTTGATCACGCAGCCGACGGCGGCGTTTCGTGCCGTGAATACGGAGTTTTCCGCACAGGAAGTGAAAAAGCAGCGTTATACCTGCGACCTGAAGGTATTCGGCGGCGCGTTCCAGATTGACCGTATTATCGCGGGCATGGGCGGCATCGTTTCGGAAGTTACCTTCCAGACGCAGCAGAAGATCAAGGCGGCGCGTTCGCTGTTTTGCGATACGGTTATCAACGGCGATAGCGGTGTGGATGCAAACGCCTTTGACGGCCTTGAAAAGGCTGTTACAGGCAGCTCCACCGAGTATACGCCGTCTGCTACAATCGATCTTTCCACGTCTGCGGCGGTGGAATCCAATTACAAGGTGTTCCTTGATGAGATCGACAACTTCCTCGCACTGCTTGACGGCCGCCCGTCTGCTCTGCTGATGAACACCAAGCTGTGGGCGAAGTTCCGCGCAGCGGCACGCCGTTCTGCCAGCTTCACGGAGACACAGGACCGCTTCGGACAGAACGTCACCACCTACGACCAGATCCCGTTGATCGACCTGGGAGCCAAGCCGGGAAGCAACAGCCCGATCGTCGGCGTAAATGCGACGTCCGGTGCATCTCCGCTTTATGCGGTTCGCCTGGGCCTTGACGGCTTCCACGGGGTCAGCATGGCGGGCAAGGCCCCGGTGGAAACCTATCTGCCCGATTTCACTACGCCCGGCGCTGTAAAGACCGGCGAAGTTGAAATGGTTGCCGCCGTGGCACTCAAAGCGACGAAAGCGGCCGGAATCATGCGCGGCCTGAAAGTCGCGTAAGGAGGGGAAGAGCTATGGCGAAGATTTACGCGCCGAATACGGCGTACAACGGGGAAACCGCCTCGGTCCATTTTGCGGCCGGCGCCGGTGAAACGGAGAATCCTGTCCTGATCGGCTGGTTCAAGGATCACGGCTACAAGGTGGTTGAGCCGGAAAAAGCGGTCGATGATATGACGGTCGCGGAGTTGAAAGCTTACGCTGACGGAAAAGGAATCGATCTGGGGGACCTCACCAAGAAAGAGGACATCATTGCAAAAATCAAGGGCGGCCAGTGACGGCCGCTCCCCTTTAGGGGGTATGCCTTACGGCTTACGCTGACAGCGATTACTACAAGAACACCTTTAAGGGCACCCGGATCTCGGATGAGCAGTTGGATCAGCTGCTGTCCGCAGCTTCCGATGACATCGACGCCATGACCTTTAACCGTATCGGCGGAGATACGGGCCTGTCGGCGCTGACGGATTTCCAGCAGGGCAAGATCAAACGGGCCGCCTGCTTGCAGGCGGAATTTCGCTATGATTATGCCGAACTTCTGAATAATCCGCTTTCGTCGTATGGGATCAACGGCGTGTCTATGCAGTGGGATAAGTCGGTACTGGTAAAGCAGGGGGATACCTTCACAACGAATGCGGTGATCTCCTTGCTCCGCCAGACCGGCCTGACTTACCGCGGGGTGATGGCATGAAGTGGCCGCAGTTGGTACCGGACTCCGTATGCAACACGCCCATTACGATCAATCTCACGGATGGCACAGATGAGGATGGAGCACCGAAGGTAGTGGCGACCTGGTCAGGAAATTGCAACTATTCCGAAAAGCAGAAGCAGGTTCTTGACGCCCAGCACTGTCTGATCACATTGGAAGCGACAGCCCTTTTTCCGGGCGACATTTTCCCCGGGAGGGAGAAGCTGCAAGGAGAGGCCATAATTGGTGATGGAACCATTACCTGGACGATCTATCGCGGCAGCCGTGCGCGGAATCCCGATGGATCCGTGAATTTCACGCAACTGGAGCTGATGTGATGGGAATCGGTGTGAAGATCGATCTGGATCAGGAGGCAATCGCTCGACTTGTAAAGGCAGTTGCGCCGGCGGCTGAAAAAGCCATAGACGCCCTGCACACGGACGTTGTGGCTGCCCAGGTAATGCCGTTTGATACCGGTGACATGCAGAACAACCAGACCTTCACGGTTACTGAGAGTGACGCGGGCAGCGTTACGGTCCGGCTTGTAACTGGATCGCCGCAGGCCCGCAGGCTCTACTATCATCCGGAGTACCATTTTCAGAAAGGCAACAATCCGAACGCGGGGGGCCTGTGGCTCGAACCGTGGACTGGTGGGGAGCGTAAGGGCTTTGTTCAAGACACCTTCGCTGAAAATTATAAGAAGGAGGCCGGGGTTTAAATGTTGACGCTTAAGCAGATCCGGGACTGGCTGAAAGTTCAGGATGCGGATCTTAATAATTGCATCACCGTCGGTTCAATTGACGGTAACAAAGAAAAGCAGGTCGGCATTTATCCCCTAAAGCCCTCGGGCAGTTCCCAACGCATCTGCATCGGTGGCCCGGAGCAAACCAAGTACGATACTGCATGGGTCTCCGTCCTGGTTCACTGGACAAAGAACGCGGTTTTGGCCGAGGCCGAGGCAAACAGCGTATACGGCCTGTTTTACGGATTGGCTGGAATTTCGATGGGTACAACGCCGGTTATTTCAGCTGATCCCGGACCGGGTCCGATCCCGGTCGGAACCGATGTACATGGATTCCATGAATTTGTAATACAGCTTAAATTTTTATATGAAAGGATCTGAGTAGTGAATGTCTGCAATTTCCGGGGTTTTTCCCGTATTCAAAAACCAGTTCAAAGTCGGGAAATCCGGCGAATCGTCCGCTGAAACGGATATGGTTTCCATTGCAGAAATGGAGACCTTCAGCGTAAAGATGGACGGCAAAGCTGAGGAATGGACCCCAATGGAAACGGAGGGCTGGATCAAACGTCTGGTGACCTCCAAGGGGTTTACCATCACGCTGAAGGGGAAGCGCTGCGTCGGCGATGCGGGTAACGATTATATCGCCGGGCTTGCCTGGTTGTCCGGGCGCGACTGCAATACGCAGTTTGAATGGATTTTTCCGTCCGGCGGCAAGCTGGCCTTTGGCGCGGTCATCAACGTGACCAGCCCGGGCGGCGGCGACAGTACGAACGTGGACAGTCTGGAATTCGACGCCATGTCGAACGGCAAACCAACGTATACCGCTCCGACAACCTAAGAGCAAAAAACAGAAACAGCCCTCTGCATTGGTGCAGAGGGCTTGATTTTTAAGGAGGTAAACCACATGGGAAAGCTGTATACCCTTGACAGCAAATTGCTGATCGGTACCCCTGAGATTCGGATTGGGGAGAAAGTATACCCGGTCGACGACCGGCAGAAGACGGTGAAAAAGCTGATCAAGCTTACCGAGGACAAGGATAAGGCCTTGGAGAACATGGACGAGGCCATGAAGCTTGCCTTCGGGGAAAAAGGATTCAAGGAAATTGACGGGATGGATCTGCCCTATCCGGCATATCAGAAGTTGTTTGAACTTGTTATGGCAGCAATAACCGGAGAGGAACCGGAGGAGATCGCCGCCCGATTTCAGGAGGCCGGGCAGTCCGCAGAAAAGCGGGAATGACTGGTACGACGCTGATTATGACCGGGTTCTGATTGAGCAGAGCATTGCCAAGCAGTACGGCGTTCTGCCGTCTCAGCAGGAAAACCTAAAATATTCCGATTGGTACAAGATGGTTTCGGGTCTGATGCATGATACTCCGCTCGGGCAGGTCGTGCGAATTCGCTCTGAAACGGATCGTGAGATCATCAAGAATTTCGATCCGGAGCAGCGTGCCATTCGGGATCAGTGGTCGCGCTTTTTAGCGTCGCGGGTTAAAGAGAAGGAATTTACCAAAGAAGACGAGACGGATTGGTACCGGCAGATGGCCAATCTTGAACGTGCCTTCGCATCCGCCTTTAGTTCAAAAATGGGGAAGTGATTAGCTATGGCAGGAGAAGCCGGAACATCCGTCGGTGTGATTACCCTTGATCTTCGTATCGTCAGCAAAATAGCCGAGCAGCTGGATGCTATCGCCGCGACAGCAAATAAATCCGCGCAGCAAAGTTTCGGAGACCTTGGAAAAGCGGTTGAGGAAGCAATTTCAAAACCCGTCGAAAAGGCCGGTAAAACCATGGAGGAAGCCATCACCGCCCCGGTCGAGAATGCTCAGAAGGTTGTCCAGGATACCTTGCAGAAAACACAGGATCAGACGGACAAGACCATGGACCAGATCAATGCCGCAATTTCCGCCCATCATGCGGAAGCCCAGAAGCTGCTGCAGGAAAAGGTATCGCTTCCAGAAACTGCTCCGCATGTACCCAGCGCCACGGCTTCCGAAATTTATAAGCGGCAGGGAAAAGACGTTGATACATCCGGCCACGCGGCCAACGCACCGCCGGATCTTTCCGATACATTTCTGCCGGCGGTCAACGGGGCGGAACTCCTCCGCCAGAAGATGGCCAATGTTCAGATGCAGTTCGATTCCGAGAGGGAAAAGCTCGCCGCGCTGAATGCTGAATTTGCAAAGGTGGCGACCGGTTCCGAGGCATGGGATGAGCTGAGCGCAAAGATTACGGCAGCAGAAGGGCGTCTTATTTCTCTGCAGTCTACCCTTAATGCAACGCAGGCAAAGATTGATGCTCCGGCCCAGAAGGCCGCAGCGTCGGCAGAGAAGGCAGCAGCTGCACAGGAACGCGCGGCTCAGAAAGCGGCTGCCGCGCAGGAAAGGGCGCAGCAAAGGGCCGCTGCCGCAGAGATCGGAAGAGCGTCGTGTAGGGAAAGAGTGTAGATCTCG